AAAATCACCAGAGGTGATAGAAGCAGTTGCGGCAGCAGTAAAAGCAGCAGTTGCCGAAGCAAACAAGAAAGCAGAAGAATCAACAGCCGGCCTGGTTGCTAAACGTGACCAACTTCTTGAGGAAGTCGTGGGCTATAAGGACAAGCTGAAAGGCTATAATCCTGAAAGAGTTGCAGAGCTTGAAAAGTTGGAAAAAGAAATTAAAGCCAAAAAACAGCAGAAGAGTATTGATGACAATGATTTGCCGACTGTTGTTGCAGATTATGAAACTAGACTTGCAGATACTGTCACCGCAAAGGATAAAGAGATTCTTACGGCGAAAGAAGATCTAGCTAAAGTCAAATCTTCATACATCAAAACCAACACTAAAAACGCTGTTTTGGCAGCACTCGCGGCAGCAAAGGTACTTCCTGACGTTATGCTTAACAATGTAATGCCTCTTGTCGATACCATTGTGAAAGAAGACGGCACTTTTGAAACATTCGTTAAGGATGCTGAAGGAAAACAGAGATTTAATCCCACAGATAACACGCCCGTTACCGTTGAGGGATTACTCGCTGAAATGTCCTTACTACCCGCATTTGCTCCAAACTTTCCGAAATCTAGTGGTGGTGGCGCACAGCAAAGAAATGATTTTTCCGGACCAGACGCAACAAAGCTTTCTGAATTAACAACGTTTGATAAAAAACAAGCCTACATCGAGAAGTTTGGCGAGGAACAGTTCGAAAAACTTGTCGCAGCGGGTTAATATTTAAGAACCCTTATTGAAAAGGAAATCATTATGGCTGGCGGAACAGGAGCAGACTTTAAAGTCTATGACAATTATTTTCAGATGGGACTATTCGAAAGATTGTCTCAGAATATAAATGCGTTTGGTGGTCCATCTGCAAACACCTTACGCTTAACCATTAAAAAGCTGGTAGGAAATTTTTCTTACGAAGGGCTGTTTAAGGAAATCGCAAACCTTGATTCCTATAGAGATATTACCAGCATTGCATCACAATCAGACCTGAAGATGACCCAGGGTGAATTCATCGGGGTTAAGCTGAACCGGAAAATCGGGCCAGTTTTACAGACTCTTGATGCATGGAAGAAAATCGGTAAAACACAGGAAGAGATGTCCTTCATTCTCGGGCAACAGGCCGGTGACGCAATTACTCAAAGTTATCTGCACAGAAGTATAATCTCAATTGATACCTGCTTGGATAAACTTGATGCTGGCACTGATACCGTCGTGAAAACAGATCTTGCGAACAATCTTTCCTATTCTCTTTTAAACAACGGAAACAGGTTGATGGGTGATGCCTCTAACCAAATCTTGTGTTATGTAATGCACTCAAAACAGTGGCATGATCTTGTCGGGGACTCTATCACTCAAAAAATCACAGACGTTGCAAGTGTGGCAATACAAAAGGGTCAACCTTTTAGTCTTGACAGAACTGTTCTTGTTACCGATGATGCAGCCCTGATAAATGAGGACGGAGTAAGCTCTGGCGTGGACAGTTACAATTGTTTGGGCTTGGTCGCTGGCGCAGCCGAGGTAGAACAGACAGAAGATACCACGCAGATAATGACTTTGGTTGACGATCTGGCAAATATCGCCTATCGTTTCAGGGTTGAATATGCCTTCAACATGAACGTAAAGGGTATGCAGTATGTGGCGGCAACCGGGATTAATCCTAATGACGCAACTCTTGGAACCGAAAGTTCATGGGCAAAGGTAGTAACAAGTCTCAAAAATGGTCCTGGAATCAAAATAGTAACCAAATAAAGGAAACCTACTTTGAACATAGGACTGTATTCTAAACCGAACAGAAACATTCTTACGGGTTTTGCAGATGGGGTTTTGGCTTCAGGCTTGAGCCCCGTCTGGCAGAACCCGTCTGTCTTTACACCGGACCAATCCCAAAAGTTCGACCTTATCGCACTTTGGGGCGGAGCCGGACCTAAATCAAAGGAAATTATTAATACATATTCTAAACACGGGATAAAAACCCTTGTTTTTGAAAACGGATATGTCGGGAAAGACACTCACGCAATTGGGGTTAATCATCATTACTGGATTCCTGACTTTCCGTGTCCTCAAGACCGCATGCAGAAATTCAATCTTATTCTTTCAAATGACAGAAAAGAAGATGGGTATATTTTGGTACTTGGTCAGGGCCTACAGATAAATTCTATATTAAAAGAGCGGGTGCGAAACCTAAACACTGACAAGAAAATAGTCTTCCGGCCGCATCCAAACATACCGGATAAAATTGAGGGAACGGAGAAAATAAATGGCTCTCTTGATGAAGCCCTGGCTGGGGCGTGTTGTGTTCTATGCCATACTTCTAATTCTGCTAATTTGGCTGTTTTGCGCGGTATTCCTGTTTTTTGTTCTGAGTCGTGCATGGCTGCTATTGTTGGAAACATAGACCTTGGGAAAATAAACGATCCTTTCATCCCAAACGATGAACAGCGAATTGACTATTTTTCAAGGCTTTGCTATGCCACCTGGACAAAAAAAGAAATCGAAGATGGAACAGCCATAAATTTCTACATAAACGCTGTACTGAAGAAGCAAGGCGTTACACAAGGTAAAACAATGTCTGTTTCAGATTTGAAAGGAAAGTTCGAAGGGAAAACAGCCTACATTATAGGCAAAGGCCCTTCTCTTAAATATTTGACAAAAGAAGATTTTCCAGAAGATGGCGGGTTGGTAGTCCCCCTAAATGAAGCGGTGAAAATCGCTGAGTCTATTGATCTGCCATCTTCCTTTTCCATAATTTCACAGCAAAAAGATGGCAAGCCGGAATGTATGGTTGAGCCAGAGAAAGCGCCGCTTTTGTTACATTCAAAAGAAAGCGCGAAGTATTTCGAAACGCATCCGGAAAGATATATCTTTGATTTGCAAAAAGATTATGGATTGAAAGATAATGATGTTTCTGTCATTGGTGGAAATTGTTGTTCTGTGATTGCCGCGATTGAATTTGTAAAATTAACAGGGTGTAAGAAAATTGTATTTTTATGTTTTGATTCTTATACTGACAACATTAACGAGTACCCGCAAGATGGCAGACTGGGGGAACTTCATGAAATACCGGAAAGACAGGCACATTTAGATCTTCAAAAAGAGCAGATCCCAATGCATGTCGAAGGTATTGAAACTAAATTTATTAAGCCAGAAAAAAAGAAGATCGATTTTACCGTTATCACTTTGACAGGGGACAGGCCCAAATCTTTTAAACATTGCCGTGAATATATGGCCCGGCAAACAGTAGAACCTACTCAATGGATAGTTGTTGACGATGGCAAAAAAGCCCTTCCTAAAAAACTTAAAAAAGGGCTCGAATATTATAGAAGGAAACCCGGCAAGGACGAACCAAAACACACCATGAGACTGAACATGCTTGAGGCTTTGTCTCATGTTGAAACGTCAAAGGTTGTTATTGTTGAGGATGATGATTGGTATCGTGACGATTATTTGGAACTTTCTTTGAAACACCTGAAATCTCACGATCTTGTCGGGCAAGACAGCTTTTACTATTGGAATTTAATTAAAAGATCGTACCATGTAATAAACAACACAAAAAGACCCGCAATGTGTTTGACGGCATTTAACGATAATCTTTTTCCATTGCTGGAAACTATTTGCATAAATAGCCCAAATTATATAGAAACCGAAAAAGAACGCAAAAGGATCGATGCCGGATCTGTTGACCTTTCTTTATGGTCAAGATGGGAAGGCTCAAAGCTTCAGTACAACGAAGGCAATAATGTTTGTGTGGGGATGAAGGGTGTTGAGGGAAGAGAAGGGCATACCCTGGGGCACTCTCTAGCAAACGATCCTGATTACTTTGTCCCGGACGGTGACGCAGAAGTTCTAAAGGGCTTAATCGGGGAAGACGTTAGAAACTATATCAAGGTGTAAAAAATGGCTGATCCAGCGGCAGATTATACGAATTCTTTTATACTTTTAGACGATGCCAATACTTATTTTAATAATGATTATCAGCGTTATAAAATTTGGGACGGCCTTTCAGATGCTGACAGATCAAGGCTCTTAATAAAGGCAACAGACATACTTACATATAATGTTGATTGGAAAGTACCCCTTGATACAGATGATTATTCAGACTCTAATATTTACCAGAAAAATGCATGTTGCGAACAGGCATGGGCAAATTACGGGAAAGACAGGCTTCAGGACGCAGAAGAAAAGGGGCTTTCGGTTCTTCAGGTTGAAACTATTATGATCAACTTTGACAAAACAGACCGAACCGGGATTATAGCCGCAAGCGCTTTAAATTTATTAAGAGATCAAATAACTTCAGCGCCGGGATCTTTAAATGTTCCGATTGAGAGGGCATAAATGGGACTTCGTGGCATAGTTGCTGCTGGACTTAAGGCCGGTTTTAAGGCAGCTGGTGATATTCCTGTTGACATTACTTACAGGGTTGCTTTTGAGGGCTCAGACGACGACAGGGGGACACCCTCGGTTAAATATGTAGACCATCCGATAGAAAGAGTTTTTGTTCTTGCTTTTAGCAATAAGGAAATTTTAGCAAATGGCGGGTTGATAGCCCCCGGAGACAGGAAATTAATTATCGAAAATTGGCGGTTAGAAGAAAAAGACATCGTACCGAAAAAAACGGATCAATGTGTTTTAGATGACGGTACTTATGGTATTGAAAACCCCAAAAAAGACCCGACTGGAAGCGCACATTTTTTACAGGTAAGGCAAGTATAATGGCAAAGGTTAAATGGTTTGGCAGAAAAGTATTAAAGGAAACATTAAAACAGACCGAAATTGCATTGCGAGAATCGGCCTTGTTTGTAATGGCAGACGCAATCCAGAATGTGGCAGTCGACACAGGGATGTTGAGAAACTCTATTGATTGGGATCAAGACGGGCAAAAGGCCGTGGTTTACGCCGGGATGGATTATGCCGCACATGTTGAACTTGGCACTTCAAATCCAAATTATCCAATTCAGCCATATTTAAGACCGGCTTTATTTAACAACTTGAAAACAATTGAAGCACTTTTCCGGAACAGATTGCCATGAGCTTAGCCAAAGCAATATACGCACTTGGCGTAACAGATAATGATTTTAATACTGCAATTGGTGGGATCGCAATTCAGGCTGGGCGGTTTTTCCCGGAAGGGACTAAATTCAAGACAGTCCCCGAAAAGCCATATGCTACATATAAAATTATTACATCTACTAACAGTGATCTTTTCAGGCTGAACAGGGAATTGACAACCATACAAATAAAGAACTATTCAGATAATGTTTCACCAAGCGAAACAGACGAAATTACAGAGAAAGCAAAACAGCTTTTTCATAAAACAAAATTAACGGTAACGGGCGCAACAGGGGTTATGCTTTTCAGAGAAAACATAATTTCCGCAACGAGAGATGGTGTCTTGTGGACATCTTCTATTGATTTCAGAACATTTATACAGGAGACCTAAAAAAATGGCTTTAGAAGCAACCAATATATTAACGGCGGAAGATGCGGCGATTGTCCTGAAATATGGAGTGCAGGGTGAGCAATCCGCAGTCAAAGGGCTTGATGGTTTGGGGCCTCCCGGACTTTCAAGGGAAATTGTAACCGTGAAAGAGTTCCGCCAGGCAATATCAAGGCAGTTTACTACTGGCGGTAAACTCGGAAACATAAACTTTTCAGGAACTTACGTCAAACAAGACACAAAGGGTTATGACCAGTTGGTGGAGTATTATGTCGCAAATACCAAGTTCACAGATGCCCGTGTGTATTTAAACCTTGTTGATTTCATTGCTCCGGACCTGTCTCAGGACTTATCGGCTGCTTTCCAGGTTGCTGAATTGTCTAAACCTGATGCAGATTCAAACGGTGTTTATACTTTAACCGGTGTTCTTGTTCTTAATGGTAGACCGGCAACATTCTTTGCGCATTCTGATTTTACCGCGCAGGATGGCACGACTCTTGATTTCGTACAGGGCTCAGGCGGAGCGGATACCATTACGGATTCAGCCAGCAATTTTGTAAATGATGGTTTTGTGGCTGGACAGTCTCTAATTATCGAGGGTTCAACCTTAAATGATCCTGTAAAAACCACAATAGTTACCGTGGTAGCAGGACTTCTTACTTTAGAGAGTGAAGGAGATTTAACAACCGAACAGGGCTTGGAAGATACCGTTTTACACGGTGGTAAGCTCAATTAACATTAAAGCTCTTGCAAGAGGGCCGGGGGTGATTGCGGCCGCATGACCTCCCATTTTACCGGGAAAGGTAAAGAATGAGAATTTTTAAAGAGCGTACTGAATGGGTAGATATTCCGAACGATAAAGAGGGCGGAGCCTTTTTACTTAAGTATTTGAACGAGGGTGATCAGATTGGTATTCTTGCCCGTTCCGGTGTTGAAGCTGATGACTCTGCTTATGCACATGGGTTAAAATCACGGGTTGCAAATGTTGAAGCCAGACTTAAAGACTGGAGAAACATGAATGACGAGGACGGCAAACCCCTTGAATTCAATGAAGAGAATAGAACTCTCGTTAGTAATCAAAAAGGTTTTACGTTGGTGTTCTCTGAAATGACGAAACAGCTGGATCTCAAAGTAGAAGCAGAGCGGGAGCAAGAGGAAAAAAACTTACCGAAATCGCAAGGTGGCAGTCCGGGATAGACCATCATCCTTGCGATAAATGCAAAAAAGCGTTTAAGGTCTCAAGATGGGATGATGCGGAATCAAAAAAAGACAAACAGGCTGGGCCTCCATGTGACACTTGCAGACCAGAGGTTCTAAACGCAAACATCGGCATCCTTAGTGCTTTTACCTTTTGTTCAGGACAAGTTTTAACTGGTTCAAATGGTGAAGCTATTTCTCTTCGCGCAGAAGCCGTAGACTTGCTACTTAAAAGATTTAACTACCCGAACAGAGCAGAGTATCTTTCTAAAATTCTCAGCCTTTCCGAACAGACTATTGCTTTTGGTAACGAAAAGAAAAAAGAGAAAGGTGGCAAGGGATGAAACTTGGGGAAGCCTATGTGCTGATTGAAACCAGGGGTCTGCCAAAGTATAAAAAGGACCTTACGGTTGCAGAAAAAAGTGCAAAAAATTTCGGGAAAACAACATCAAAAGTCACTAAATCTTCCGGCATGGCATGGAAGAAATTTGGGCTAATTGCTGGCGTTGCTTTAGCTGCTACAGGTCTGGCGATTTTTAAATTATCAAAGATAACGATTGCCGCCGCATCTGACCTTCAAGAAACCACAAGTAAATTCAATACAGTTTTCTTAGATCAGCTCGGTTCCGCAGAAGAAGCGGCAACAAGACTGAGAAACGCATACGGGTTGAGTACCAGAGAATCAAAATTTTTCTTATCATCAATTCAGGATTTACTTGTTCCTATGGGCCTCCAGCGCGATATAGCCGGGGAACTTTCTGAAAAGGTTGTCCAGCTTTCGGTTGATTTGGGGTCATTTAATAATCTTCCTACTGCACAGGTTATGATGGATATCCAGTCCGCACTTGTCGGTAATTTTGAAACCATGAAGAAATATGGCGTTATCCTTAACGTAACAGTTTCAGAACAAAAAGCCCTTGAAATGGGACTTGCTGCGTCAAGGAAAGAAATTACCGCAGGACATAAGGCACAAGCAGCATATCAAATAATGGTTGAATCTTCAGCGGCAGCCGTTGGTGATTGGAACAGAACGGAAAAAGACTACGCAAATCAAACCAAAATATTCAGAAGAAACATTGAAGACACATATGGCCTAATAGGTGAAAAGGTTTTACCTATCCTTGCTTCAATTCTGGTTGATACAAACGCATGGCTTGAGAGCTTACAAGATGACGGAACTCTTGATATTTTTGCAACTAATATAAATGATTTCGTAAAAGCCACCCGAGATTCTACTAAAGAGCTGGCAGAGAATTTTGATAATATTAAAATGGCTTGGTTAGCTCTAAAGGCAATTGCTTCCCCAACAATAGCTTTCGGACCCAAGAGGGACTTCTTGAAATCTCTGGGGATTGATGCAGATGAAGACCCTAAGACCTTGGCCAAAATCCAGGCAGCTGGGGAAAAAGTAAGAGCTGTTTTTTTGGGTACGTCCAAAGAAAGGATTGAGGCTTTTGCGCGAATAGATAAAGAGCTACGGGAAACTTTGAAAAAAATAGAAGAAAGCGCGATCGGAGACAAGGCCAAGTTGTTACCCGGCGTAGACGCTGACAAAGAGGCCAAGCTTGCAAAGGCCATAGCTGATCAACGGTTAGCAGACGATCTTAAAAGGGAAGCAGAAAAGCAAGACACACTTAGAAAAAGTTTAATTGTTTTGGAAAAGCTACAGTTGGACTATCAGGATAATATTTTTGAAAGGGAAGAGGGAACGTATGCACTTAGAAGAAAACTGCTTGAACGATGGTTAAAAGACCAGAAAGAGCAATTCAAAGCTGATGATATAAAGCCCCCACCTGAACTAATGAAAACATTCAGGCTCGGTCTGCAGGACATAAACGAA